CTTTGGGATTAGATTCATTGCGTAAATTTCCAAAGTATCCAGAGTCCATGTAATAAAAATCACGCTGGATAGCTCTGCATTGATACACATACTTTTTTGATGCAACACCAACCACAACCAAAGGTTTGGACGTGTCCATGCTGTCCAAAGTCACTGCATTTTTGGTGCTACGTACAAAGGGTTCTGCAAACAAAGTGACTTTAGACATGATGTTTCCTCACGATCTTGATGGCAGTACCGTCAAATAATTCTTGCGCAGTGAATTGACTGTAACTCAAAGCACACAGCCAACGTGCTAGATGTGGCCTCTGTAAATTTTCTATGTCTGACAGCTGGTTGCTGCTCACGGGATTGGTGATGTGCTTGTCCAAAGTGATCACAGGAATACCACACCAAATGGCCTCTGTGGCAGCATTGGAATTGATATTCACAAGACAGTAATAGTCCTCATTGTTGAGTTCTTCCACAAGACTGGTGCGTACTTTTTTATTGGCTTTTTCTCTAAACACAATCTTCTTGTCTGTGTGTTTCTTCAGTTCACGCTCCACATCATATTTCCAAGTTTTTAGATCCACATGAAATATACCAGCAGCAAACGGGCCTGGTTCTATGATCAGTATTTTCTCTCCTGACGGTCGCCATGGTTTGGGAAAACTGGTGAAGTTGGACAATCTATCCACAGGCGCTTCAAACATCTGATCATGATGTATGTGATTGCGCACCAATCTGTGCCATTTTTTATTGGGTTCTAAGAAGTTGGTGTAGCCGCTGTCTATGAACCACATGGGATATTTTTTATCTATTTTTTCAGTCAACAACTGTTCATTGCCTGTGGTATTTCTAATTAAACAATCCTGTTGATAATCAGTGAAGTCCTGTCTGCGCATCAACTCAGCATCTTTGGATATGGTCAGTCCTGTGCTCTTAACAAAATGCTGCATCTTACTTTTTTTGTACATGCTCAGCACACGCTCAGTGCCCAATGCCTCCAACACCTGATCCATGTTCTCATGTATGACTTGAAAATATTTTTCTTTATTTTGATCCATCAGTTGCCATATTTTTTCCACATAATTGGTCAACTCTTTGCGTAAAATTTTCTCCAATTTGCTAGGCCATTTGCCCCAACTCCATCTGGCATTGTTGGCTTCCAGCACCTGTTCTGCTTCTCCTGAATTGCGCATCTTTCTCAGCCAGCGTCTGTGCTGTCTAATATTTGTTTTAATTTCTCTAAGGTGTTTCCAACTTTCGCTGTGTTCATATGTTACCGAATCTTTGGCCACTTGAAAGTGATTGATGATACTGTTGAGAAAGTGTGCCAATTCTTTGTTGTTGATCAGTAGTTTCATGATGATGTTTCTGTGTGGTATTTAAATAGAAATTACTGGATTAAAAGTGGATCTGGCGACTAGATGCTGGCGTCTTCCATACCAGCCACACGCAGTTTGACTATGTTGGTCATCTGCCATTGCTTTTGGTCTAGTCCTTTGCAAATACCCAACCATTTGTTGCGCATCAGTGCAAAATCATTGATGATCTTTTCATAGTCCACCACATCTGCTTCACCATCCACATACTTCTCCACTTCTCTGCTGGTGAGTGCTCTGTTGTAGCTTTCGAAATATTTTTTGAAATAAGAACTGCGTAGTCTACGCAATTCAATGTTGAGATATTCTAATACTGCTTCTAATTCTTGTAACTGATTGAATCTGTGTTCCACAATGCCTGGCATTTCTGCTGCTTGTTTTTCCACATTGCCTCTGATTTTGATTTCCAGTTTGGCTTCTTGCAGTTGGTTTTCAAAGTACTCCAATGCTTCAGGAATAGTGCTGATGTCTTTGGATATCTTTTGATACCATCCAGACATTATTGATCCTCGTCTGCTTCTATGTCCAAATAGTATGCTATGGCCTGATCTAAATCTTGATCATTGCCCATGCATTCTTTGAATGTGTCATCTTCCACACCATAGTCTGCACACATCTCCACATATTTTTCTGCCACTGTTTCTATCTGTTTTTTATCGATGTATTCTTTAAAAAACTGCCAAGTTTCAATTAATTGACTAGCGTCCTGCATTATTTTGTTTCTTCTTTCACTGTTTCTACTTTTGTTTCTATTTCTGTAACAGATTTAGGTTTGATCTTGTGATATTCTTTCATAACCATATCTAACTTTTCACCTGTCCAACCTTTTCTATACTCCAAGTGTTCTGCACCTTTAAGGTCCACATATTTAAGTCGGTTACCAGATGCTGTCAGTATGCCTTCTTTTTCAAACAGTTCCACTAATCCACTGTAGGGATCCATGCCAGTTTCATAAGGAATCTTTACCTGTACACTTTCAAAAGGCTTGGCAAATCTTGTTTTCATTATCTTACAGGCTGCTCTAATGCCCAATACTTCTTTGACTTTGTTGCCATCTTCGTCTTCTTTTAATTTTAATTTTTTCATTGCTACCACCACTGAACTGGCATACACAAATCCTTGACCACCTGATATCTTATCATCTGGGTCAAACATGTCCTGTGATGCGTAGGTATGGTTAGTTGCTACCAATCCCACATTCCAACTGCCAAACATGTTCACACAATTACGCACCAGTGCTGTGAGTGCTTTGGGTTTACGACCCATGTCACCTTTCATATCACCTGCTTCAAACTGATTCACATCAGTGGGAGTCATCAACATGCCCAAACTGTCTATGATGAATAATATTTTAGGAGCAGTGTCTTTGTTGTCCCCATGTTCTGCTTTGTATTCTTTCATAAATGTGGATATGGTTTTGGCCACATCATCAATCATGCTAAGATTTAATTTTAATAATTTTTTTTCATCACAATCCACACCCAATGCCTGCAGCCAGTTTTGGTCTAGAGCATTCTCTGTGTCCACCAACACCACATATATGCCTTGCTTCTGTGCGTGTCTCACTAGATTGCCTGACGCTATGTATGATTTGCCTGATCCTGATTCACCAGCAAACACTGTGACTTTGCCCAGTGGTATGCCTTTTTCAAAATCACCTGACATCAAATAGTTCAATGCGTAATTTCCTGTGGAGATCCAATCTGTGGGATCATTAAATCCTAGTCCCAATCCTTCAATGGATTTGGTTAATGTTTTTCTAAATTTCGATATGTCGAAAGCCTTAGTAGCCATAAATTTTTCCTTTTGTTAATTCGTAGTGGAGAATATTCAAACTCTCCACTACAATATATACTCTTTATTGTTTTTGTCTAGACCTAATCATTGCCAAAATATCTTCAGCTCTGCTTTTGCTTTCTGCTTTGGGAGCAGTAGCAGCCACAGATTCAGTTTTAACTTCAACTTTTGCTGTTGAGATTTCAATTGGCTTTGGTGTTTCGGCTTTAACATTGGTGTTAACCACCGGGTCTCCAGTTTTAGATGACATGCCTGCTGGACGGAAGTATTGTCCAAATCTTTCCATATCATATGCTTCACCATCCACAGATGCTTCAAACATTTCTTTCATTACTTTCAACTCAACTTCAGTTGGTTTTTTAGGCAAGTAATCGCTCATGTTGTACAAGCCGTGTGTTTCCACTGCTTTGTTTTCATCTTCAGTTAATGGTCTGGTTTTTCTTGACCAAGCAGAAGTTGAATAGTCTGCGTATCCACCTTTGCTGGTTTTGATTATTTTAAAATCAACTCCATTGATTTTGTCTGTAGGAAGATCTTCCATTTCAGGATCTAATAGAGCTCCTTTTATTATTTGGAATATTTGAGGTCCAATAATAAATCTTCTCACTGGATTTGCTGGTTTAGATTCTTCATTCAGCGCATCTGCTAAAACAAAACCTTGGAAAATGTAAGATCTTTTTTTCCAATATTTTCTGCCCATGTCTTCCAAGTTGGGATCTTTGAACCATCCTCTAACTTCAGATAGTATGGCGCAAGAGTCCCCATACATTTCCATACATGGCACTTGTACTTGAACTGGTTTTGAATCAGTTTCTCCTTTGATACCATTGAATGGAAGTTTGATCATCAAACGTTCTCTCCAAAAGAAAGTGTTGTTTGAGTCGCCATCTGGCAAGAATCGAACAGTTGATTGTTCACCTTCTTTTAGATTCCAGAATGGATAGATTGCGTTGTCGCCGCCTGTTTTTGTGTTACCGCCTGAACGAACTTCTTGTTCTTTCAATTTGTTGCGGATTTCTGCTAGTGTAGCCATTATAAGCCTCCTTGTTGTTTGCCTGTTTGTGTTTATGCCTTACTATTAATAAGCATGTATTGTTACATACTACATTAATCAGTGTATTTAGTCAAGTGCGTAGTTAATGAAATATTAATTTTTGGTGGAATAACCTGCCAGCTGTTTGATACGTTCGATTTCTTTGTCGTCACCGTTTTGTAGAGTTTGAATAGTTTTCATGGCAGTTTTGGCGCCAGCTTCTCCATATTGTTTCTGCACTGCTGTGATCACTGCTGTTTCACCTTTGGGAAATTTATTAGTGGTGTAGTCATAGAAACTCTTCACCAGTTCTTCTATTTTGGTAGTGCCTTTGTGCAGATCTTGTTTGCTGGATTCGTTACTGTTGGCATACTTCTGATTCAATTCCATGGCAGCTTCTTCTGCTGCTTCTCTGTCTTTTTTAACTTCTGCCACAGTGGTGTGTAGGAAGTTGGCCAATTCTAAATCATTCATTTGACGTATGTTGGCTCCACCGCCTGTGCTTTCAAATTTGCTTCTTAATTTGTCTGAATCCAATTCAAAATCTTCTGAATTCATATACTCTTGCCAGTCCTTGTATTCATCATGCAATGCTGGAGTGTTGTTGTAAATCTCTTTGGCTAATTCTTCTGCAGATCCTTCACCAGGATGATTGGATTCTTTTTTTCCTGTTTCGTCTCTATACTGTTTTGAAATGATTGCGTATTCCTGTGGTTTTAATTCATGCACTTGTTTATTGTGTGTTTTTTTTAACCAGTCACGAAATTTATACTGATCATCTATGCTGGCTTCAGCTTCTTTTTGAGCTGTTTCTATCAATCCCATATCGGCTAATCTAGCTGTGAGCCAATTGATCGGATCGCCATCTTTAGCGGTGTATGTACCATAAGGCATATCTCCATTATCGTGGTAATAGTCTGCCAATTCTGAATACAACTCTTTTTGATCGTACAAGTCGCCGCCTGCATTAAATTTTTTGTAAGCATCTGGATGTTTGTTCAATATTTTTTGCACTTCTTCTTTTTCTTGAGATTGCGAAGATTTGCCTGCATAGGCTTGAGCCTGAGGTGATTGGTTTGGATTCATGTCAGCGTCATCCTGTAATGATGTGTCGCTGATGCCTGCCATATCCATGGCATCTTTGAGTGTGAATTCTTTGTTGCCCACTTTGAATTTGTCACCAGGTTTCATGCCTGCTGCTTTGGCTTTGTTCACTGCTTGTGCAAACTGATTGCCTTCAGTT